AGAACAGCAAACACACAAGCAGAAACAGCGACAAAAGAGATGATCAGAATCCCACAAGTACAAGCACTACTACAACAAGCCGCAGAATCAGCACAAAGAACAAAAACCGAAGAACAAAGAACCGCCGAAATGACGGAAATCGCGGCCAACGCGAAAAAACTATACGGAGCCCGAGCGAGCGAAGCTCTAACACTAGCAAACCAAGCGGCCACGTACTTCAAAGAGTACTTCCTCAAAGAACAAACTCAAAAAATCGACCTACGAGACCTAGAAATAGAACTACTAAAAAACAAAAACTTCCAACTCGTAATCGAAAACACGCTCCGCAACGAATACGGCAGACTGCAAGACCTCGGAAGACTGGACTGGATGAAACTCCTCGGCCCATCCTTCCTACAAAAAACCGCTGTAGACAAGAAGTACTACGTACTTCCAACAAAATAAACGCGCAAAGGAGGAAAACAATGCGCAGAGGAAGACGACACGGGTCCCGCAAGACCTACAAAAAAAAGGCGTACAAATACCCACGGGGCAGAGGAGGAATCCGAATGTGAAATGCTCCAGTCCCTACCAACAAATCGACCGGTTGGGACTGGCCAAAGAGTTCCCGTGCGGACGCTGTTTAGCGTGCCGCATCAACCGGGCCGAGGAATGGAGCACGCGCTTACAACTAGAACTAGAGGACCCACGAAAACAAGGAGACTTCGTAACCCTAACTTTCGACGACCAAAAATCGTGCGTTCTACTACACCACGCACTATCAAAAAGGGTGCTGCAAAACTTCTTCAAAAGACTAAGAAAAGGAGGGTACAAAATAAAGTACTTCGCCTGCGGCGAGTACGGAGAAAAACTCTTCCGACCTCACTACCATGCAATTATCTTTGGTCACTCTTTCTCTGATAAAGTGCCTGTGTCCGGACTGTCCACCCATGACTCAAATGTTCAACGATTCCATTCCGATGAACTTACCCGGCTTTGGGGAAAAGGAAAAACGGAACTAGGAAATGTCGCGTTCGATTCAGCTGCCTATGTGGCTAACTACGCGACGAAAAAAATTACTGGTCCTTCTGCGGCCGAACACTATAAAGGCCGCACGCCTGAATTTTTACTTATGTCCCGCCGTCCTGGGATTGCGTATTCTTGGTTCAAAAAATATTCGTCCGATGTTTATCCTGCCGACGAGGTGATAATCCGTGGCCAAGAAACAAAGCCGCCCCGTTATTACGATCAAATCGGGCTCGTTAAATGCTTGGCATCAACCGCGAAAATTCTTGACAATCGCGAGGCTCGAGCGCAAGAATTGGAAACCGTTAATGTGCGCCATGGTCTGCCTGTCGAAATTGCCCCGTCAAGAAACGCGCGTCGTCTTGCCGTCCGTGAAAAAGTCGCAAGCGCGAAATTCGCGCTAAAAAAACGAAACATGGAGAATGAAAAATGATGAAGTTATTCGCCGTCCGTGATGTGAAGGCCGACTCGTTCGGAAATCCGTTTACCATCGCCACTGTCGGGCTCGCCGTTCGGTCGTTCACCGACGCGTGTAAACAGGACTCGGACCTGCGTCGTTATCCTGAGGATTACATGCTGTACGAAATCGGCTCCTATGACCCGTTCACCGGAATGGTGACCGCGCTCCAGGTTCCGAAAATGGTCGCTTCTGCTGCGGGCGTGATCGCCGACAGCAATAAGCCCGTCGTCCATACGCCCACCGTCGTTGAGGAGGTCGCTTAAATGAACATGGCTCCACGAAATCCCACCAACATGGGTCACGCGTTCTCGCGTGTGCCGCAAATCAACATTGCTCGTTCACAATTCGATAGGTCGCACACTATCAAGACGGCGTTTGACGCCGATTACCTGATTCCGTTCCTCGTCGATGAAATACTTCCTGGCGATACGCTCAACGCTCGGCTGTCGGCCTTTGTGCGTCTCGCCACTCCGATCAAGCCCATCATGGACAACATGTACTTGGACACGTTCTTCTTCTTTGTGCCCAATCGCCTGCTCTGGACTAACTGGGAAAAGTTCAATGGTGCGCAGACGGACCCGGGGGACTCGATCAGCTATACGGTGCCGACCATCCCCATGGCCGCCGGTGGTCCCGAGGTCGGCACGCTCGCCGATTACTTCGGTATTCCCACCGATCAGACCAATGGATTCAGTGTGGCCGCGCTTCATTTCCGCGCGTACAATTTGATCTATAACACTTGGTTCCGTGACCAAAATCTGCAGGATTCCCTTGTCGTCGATGTGGACGACGGTCCTGATACCTATTCGGACTATGTCCTAAAAAAGCGCGGCAAGCGGCACGACTACTTCACCTCGGCCTTGCCTTGGCCGCAGAAAGGGACTGCGGTTTCTCTTCCGGTCGGCTCGAGTTCCGCCCCTGTGACCCTTGTCGGCCATGCGACCTCGACGAATCCGTTCCTCGTCAAGAAAGCGACGGACTCTACGCTCCTGAGTTCGAAAACTTTGTACGCCCGTAACACCACGGGCGTTCTCACCGACGCTGAAAGCGGAACGATCGACACGGTGCTCGACCCTAACGGGCGGCTGATTGCCGACCTATCGACCGCCTTCGCGACGACCGTCAATGACCTGCGCCTTGCAATCGCTACGCAAGAATTGCTGGAGCAGGGCGCGCGCGGCGGCACGCGGTATGTCGAAATCATCAAGTCGCTGTTCGGCGTGATCTCGCCGGACTATCGGCTACAGCGGCCGGAATATCTCGGCGGCGGCTCGACGCCGATCAACATTCATCCGGTGCCGCAGACCTCGCCTACCTCGGGTTCCAATGCCCAGGGTGCGCTCGCGGCCTTCGGGACCGCGTCGCTCAACGGCCATGGCTTCAATAAGTCCTTTACCGAGCATGGCGTCATCATCGGCCTCTGCAATGTTCGGGCTGACCTGACCTACTCGCAGGGACTTCACCGCATGTGGTCGCGCTCCACTCGTTATGACTTCATGTTGCCGCCCTTCGCCCACCTGGGCGAGCAGTCCATCCTTAACAAGGAAATCTACAACGACCTTGCGGATGGAACGGCGAGCAATCAACGCTCCGGTGTGTTCGGCTATCAGGAGCGTTACGCCGAGTACCGCTACAAGCCGTCCCTGATTACCTCTGTCCTTCGGCCCGCCTATGCTACGCCGCTTGACACGTGGCACCTGTCCGAAGAGTTCGGCGCTCAACCGGCGCTCGATTCGACCTTCATCGAATCCACGACTCCTGTGGACCGCGTGATTGCCGTACCGTCCGAGCCTCATTTCCTCTTCGACGGGTTCGTGAAATATATCCACGCCCGCCCGATGCCTGTATTCGGGATTCCCGGGATGGGGGCGCGCATCTAATGTTCGGAGAAATCGCCGGATCGCTGTTAGGCGGTGCCGCTTCCTATTTCGGTCAACGGGAAGCTAACCTTGCCAACGCACGCGAGGCCGCCGAAAATCGAGCATTCACGGAGCGCATGAGTTCTACTGCTCATCAGCGCGAGGTAGCCGACTTAAAAGCGGCCGGCCTCAATCCGGTCTTGTCTGCCGGAGGGGGTGGTGCGTCCACCCCTTCCGGCAGCATGATACCTGCTCAATCCACGACCGAGGGCCTAGCGTCCTCGGCCAAGGATATTGGTCGCTTGTACCAGGAACGCCGATTGCTTAAAGCTCAGGCCGACAAGGCCGAGGCCGAAGCGATCACCGCGCGAAAAGGCGCGGCTCAGTCCGAGCTGGTTACTCCGTGGTATCAACGCGCGAGCTCGGCCGCTGAAAATCTTTTTCAGCGGTTCCAGTCCAATGCAAAGTCTGGGCTTCCTTCTGTCCAAGACCTTAAAACCAATAACCTGTTCTTTGGGTCGCCCAATAAACGGACGACCTACAAACAGGATTTCTACGATATACGGGATGGAATTTTCCACCCTAAGGAGAAAAAATAATATGGGAATGATGAACGCGAAGCAGTTCGCCAACCACAAGGTTGGCCAAAAAGTCAAGCCGAAAACTATCACTGGCACCACTGGCGCCAAACAGGAAAACCGCGAGGAATGCGATATCAACTTAATCGTCAAGCGGTTCTCCGCGACGGGCGAAAAGCCCGTCAATATGCAAAAACTGCAACCGATCTTCGCCGATGTTTCGTCCGTCGGCGACTATGCGGGTGCTCTCCGCGCCGTTACCGCGGCTAACGAAGCCTTCGCGGCTTTGCCCGCGGAACTTCGTACCCAATTCGGGAACAATCCCGAATCCCTGGTGTCGTTCATTCAGGACGACGCCAATTACGATGAGGCCGTTAGACTCGGCCTCATCGAAAAAAAGCCCGAGCCTGTGGCTCTGGCTCCTCAAAAGGTGGTTATCGTCAAGGACGAAACCGCCGTTCCGCCGATTACGAAGTAATCGCGCGAGGGGGTTATTGAAGGGGGGGCCTTTGGCCCCCCCTTCTCTATTCTCTCTACCTCTATCTCTCTCTCTAACCCTTCCGTTGGGCCCTTCTCCCCGCGTGATCTAAACGCGCGTCTATAGGCTCCAACCACTCTTGCCTTCAAGGCATCCGTAACGCCCCGGCGGGCATCGGCGAGCTTTATCGCCTATGCCAGCCCGCCTGGGCGTAAAACGGCCCCTAGGCCGTTAGGGGGGTCTGGGGGGCCATGCGGACCGCATCGGCCCTCCCAGCTAATCCTATTTACTTCCAGACCTATCTGGGTATCTTCTCCCCTCCCGTTTTGGGAGGGGTCGGGGGTGGGTCGCACACGCTCTCCCCTTGTTGTAAGTGTGCTGAGTGACACCGTCACTCTAAAATGAGCCTGAAAAGGCTCTAAATACTACTTGACGTACAGTCACACCTCTGTTACAATCCGGTCATGATAACGCTACTGATCGCCGCACTCGCTGATCTCGCTGTGGAAGTGGCCCGCTTTCTCATTAAGCGGCAACTTGAAAAAAATGGAGGTGAAAAATAATGGCCAAAAGAAAGAAGCTGAACTACAAGAAATCCCGCGCGGATTTCTCTCGAAAGTCGGGATCTAACAAGCGGAACAACATGCCGACCGCGGATGGTATGCGCGGCGGCATCC